TTTAGTAAATATGAATAATGATTTTTTGGTAATAATGGTTTATTTATTATAAAATTTATAAAAGTCATTATAATTTTATAATATTTTTTTATAAAATTATATTATAAATGTCCGAAATTAATCTTGAAACTAATGCTAATAATGATAAAAAAGAAAATACAAAAAAACCAGTATTTGAAACAAAAAAAGATTTAATAATGTATTATCAAACCTCTATTCGTAATGTATTTTTATCTACTGCTGTATCTTTTGCTGCTTTAGGATATTCGCGTTTTTATCGAGATAAAAGTAAAATATATACTGTTGGTATGACTTTTGTTTCTTTATTATTAATATTATGTTCGTTTATATTAAATGTATTTTTATATAACCATATTAATGAATATATGAAAAAATTAGATTTTATGGAATTAAATAAATGGTTAAATATTAATAGATTAGCAATATTAATGCATGTATTATTGTTATTTTTTGTAATCTATACATTATATAGATTAGCTTTTAATAGAAGATTTACCAGTTCAAGCTAATCATTAAAAATATTATACCATAATCCACCTACAAAGTTTATTTTATTTTGAAAATAAAATATACTATCTACTTCTGTAAATTCTAAATTTAAAAATTTAAAATACACATTAAAATCACGACATTCTACAATTTTATTATGAATTAACGATGAATCATAATATAATTTATCATAATATCCATTTGTATAGTATATTCTATCTGTAAATTTAATTAAATTTGAATTAATATTTGTATATGGTACTATCGGTTCAATAGCATTATAACAAAAATCTAAAACAAAATTATTATTTTCTACTATTCCATTTAATATATCTCCATTTTTTATAAAATTAATTGTTCCTCCCATTTTAAATAAATTATCTGGATCTAAAGATAAAATACTTGATTCATAATCCATTATTAGTGTACCCTTATTATCATGTTTATCTTTTACATATACATTTAATTCACATCTTGTAGCAGGTTCATTTGTTAAAAAATCAAATACTGGACTTGTACAATTATAAATATTAATACTTAAAAAATAATCTTTTGTATTATCTTTGAATAATGTTGATGGTGCTAAGTTTAAATCAAGATTTCTTTTTTCTAAAAATTCATTAATTTTATGTAGCTGAATACTATTTAATCTATAATTTATATAAGTTGAATATTCATTTACATTAAATGGAGAATGTAGAATATTTTTATTAAAAGGATTATATGTTAAACTGGGCATACCAGTTAGTAACGCATTATAAAAAAATTTTAAAAAATTCGCATTATTAATACCAAAAAACATTATATAATACTATATAATGTTTTTGTTTAGATTTTAAATACTATTTTTATATATTAAAATAGTTACAATAGTAGCAATAATAAGTAAAACTAATTCATAATTATTATTTTCTTTAATTTTATTTTTTAATTTGCCTTTATTTTCAAATAAAATATAACCAATAATTGCTCCTATAATTGCACCTATTATTGTTTGTTGTATTGTATGACATTTAAATAATACACGTGTATACATAACAAATATTGTAAAAAATATTAATATAGAAGATAAAAAATATTTACTAATATTATTTATATAGTTATTGTTCAATAAATACATTATAAGTATTGATGAAAAATACGCTACAGATTGTGAATGTCCTGATGGCATGCCATACGATTTTGGATATTTTGGATATATAGTATCACATGGTTTAAAGGCACAACAATTTTTAGCACCATTTGGTCTAGTTCCTTTACCTAAAAATGGTATATTATTTTTTTCAAATATCTTTAAAAATATACTATATTTTAATATGTTATTTAATTCAAAATTTATATAAAATCCTATACAAAATATTAAAAATTCTATATCAAAAGTTAAATAATATAAAAAATATAATATAAATATTTGAATTATATCAGATGCTCTAGCAATATTATATATATATTCCATTATTGTATATTATAACTAAATAAATTTATAATAATTTTTCAATTTTTGGAAATAAATCATCTAATATTGGAATAGGCAATGAATGATAATCTATTGTTATTTGATCATCTGGATTATAATAATTATAACTATTTGGTTGTTTTGGAACCACATTCATTGGATAAGGCCAATGACTAGTAGTTCTAATAGTTTTAAAATAATTTTTACGTTTTTTTTGTTCTTTTAAAGTATTACCTTCGCCATTTTTTGGTAAATAACATAAATATTGAATTAATCTTTCTTCAACACAATCCTTGTTACCACAAGTATTTTGATGAAATGTTCGTGAATCCCATACTACTAAATCACCTGCTTTTACATGTAATAAAATTTTATCATCAGCTAATTCATTAATATAATTTTTATTTAATATATGCCAATCACTAGGTTCATCTATATCCATAGTAGTAAAATAATCTTCATGTAATAAGTGACTTCCTTTGTATAATAATAAAGTTCGTTCTTTATTATTTGTTAAACTTAAAAATGATTGATAACAACGTAATCCTTTTTTTTGAGATGATTGGTCTGTATGTGTCCAATATTCATTTTCTCCAATATAATCTTTTGGATAATAACAACAACCATCAAAACTAGTTACTAATTCGTCTGTATTCCATAATTCTTTAAATATATTTAAAATTTTTTCATTTGTTCTTGCTAACCAAGCAAATCTTTGATGACCTACTTCAAAAAATTTAAAAATACCATTACCATGTATTGTATTATGTAAATAATCCAAATCTTCTATATTATTATACCATTTAAAGAATTCATCTTTATATTCATTTATTTCTTTTACATTATATACATTATGTATTATAGTATAACCATTTTCTTTTAAAAAATTTTTATGAAAATTTATATCAAAATCTTCCATTATAATAATATTAATTAAATATTTATATTTAATAGATTTAAATATAAATATTTAATTTTAAATAATAATTATGAAATTATTATTATTTATTACGACTATTGTAAACTTCACGACTCTTGTAAACTCGTATGTTTTAAATATTCCAGTAAATATTTATAAAAGAAATTATGATTCACATATTGTGAAAGTATATGAACCTGAAATATTAAATAAAGAAGATATGACTGCTTTAGTATTTTATACTGGAGCTAATTCCTTAATTCCTGCTGATGTTTATAGTAATTTTATTAAAGCATTAAATAATTATAATTTTTCTGTAAGTGTTGTTACAAATAATAATGATGCTACTATTGATTTTTTATATGATATTAGAGATGAATATAAAGAACTTATTCCATTAACACATTCATCGGGATATGTTAGTGCAATCAAAACAATTAATAAACAAAAAAATATAAAAAAAGCTGTATTTTTAGATCCAGTAGATAATAGTGGTTTATTAGAATTTAATTTATTTAATGTTTTTAATGAAAAACAAACAATTAATCATCTTAAATCTATTTTGGTTTTAAATGCTGAAAAATCATATAAAGGTTCTATTTTTCCAAAATTTGAAATTCCTTTTATTCCTGCTTTTGCTGTTAATACAAAAAATATTGAAAAAACAAATCCTCATGTAGAAATTGAAAAAATAAATGCTGAAGAATATGGACATAGTGATGTATTAGATTCTCTTTGGAGTGATTTAATGCATGGTTTATCTATTAGTAAAGGTAATGAAGTAAGAGAACAAAGTGTAATGGATGAATATGTAAATTGGTTAGCACAACAAATATATGAATTTGTTAATAATGTGGATAATAATGTTAATAATGTGGATAATAATGTTAATAATGTGGATAATAATGATGAAAATACTGTTTCAAGTAATGAAATTACGAAGATAAATAATTTAAAAATAATAAATTTAAATGATGAAGATAGATATAACTAACTACTACTATTATATGCTATAAACATTATTCCAACTAATGTTAAAAAAATACCAAATAAACAATATAAATTTAATTTTTGTTTAAATAAAAAATAACCTGCTATAACAGATAATATAATATTTAAATTTATAATAATATGACTATATGCTATATTAGGGCTAATTTTAAATGCATATTGTATTATGAAATTATTAATAATAAGAATAGATGCAAATAAAAAAGTAAAAATTATTAAATATTTGTCGCATGATGTGAATAATTTGTTTTTTATTTTATTATTAGTTATTAAATAAATAAAAGATAAAAAACCCATAATGATAAATGTTATTATAAAAAATAAAAAATTATCATATTTACTATTATCAATCACTTTTAAACCTATACATCCAATTGATGTAGCTAACATGGCCAAAAAAGATACATATATCCATAAAAAGTTCATAATATAATATTTTATAAATAATTATATAAAAAATATTATATAATTAATGATAACTAATGATAATCTAATGATAATTAATGATTAAAATTACACCTATTAAAATTAAAAATATACCTGTTAATGTATATATATTGAAAGATTCCTTAAAAAAACAATAACTTAATAATAATGTTATTAATATATTAGTATTTATTATTGTATGACTGTAAGTAAGATTAGGTGTAATTTTTAAAGTTTTAAATACTATTATACTAGTAAAATAATGCATAAAACCTGTAGCAATTATTAATAATAAAAAATTATTATCAAAATTAGATATAACATTTATACTATAATTATAATTAGTTAAACAATAAATTAATCCAAAAATACCAGCTATTATATATACAATTGACCCAATTAATAAATAATCATTATTAAATGATGATTTGCTTGTTAAATTTACTAAAAAAACTCTTAAGCCAGTAAATAGTGTAGCTAAAAAAGTTAAATATATCCATAAATATTTTATTATTTGTATATATTAATATATATTATATGAAATGTATTATATATGAAATTAACTATTCATTACTATAATATACTACAATTAAAATACCTATTAACGTTAATAAAATTCCACCAAATGTTTTAGGGTTAATTTTTTGATTAAATAAGAAATAACTAGCTATCAATGTTATTATAACATTTAAATTAACAATTAAATGACAATATCCTATATTTGGAGCAATTTTTAAAGCTCGTGCAATAATATATGAACCAGTTATTCTAAAACTAGAAGATATCACAAGTAATACTAATATAAATAATCCAGCATTTTTTATTACATCTTTAAATTCTTTACTATTTCTTTGTGTAACAAGATAGCATACACCAGCAACACCTACTAATATATATATAATTGCTAATAAAATTTTATAATCAAATTGCGTACCAGTTAAATATTTTGTTAATACCAAACTAAATGATGTAATAAACAATTCAAGGAATGATAAATGTGCCCATAAATATGACATTATATTAGTATTATATTAGTATTATATTAGTATTATATAATTAATTATAACAATAAAATAATATAAGATTTTTTATATCATCTGGTAATTGTAAAAATAGATTTACATATAAATTTTCTAGTAATTCGTATTTTCTTTTAATACTATATTTTTCTATAAATTTAATTTCTAAATATTCAACTACTATATCATTTAATGTAAATGCTGGATTCCAATTACTTTTACATGTAAGAGATTCACAGCAATAACAAGTATTTTTTTTGTTTTTTAAATATTTATTTTCTTTTCCATATAAAATTTTATAGAAAAAATCTAATATTTCGTAATCACATTTTTTACTATTGGTGCATATATTATTAATATATTTATGATAACTAGTAATGCGGTTGTTATTATAAAATATGTTATATATACTATATGGTTCAAATGGATAACATTTCGGTATTTCTAAAGTTAATAAAAAAATATCATTTGCTTTAATTTCTAAAAAATATTGATCTTCATTAGCATAATTAGTTATATATAATTGAATAGTTGTATTGATAAAAAATTTCTTTAAACTATTAGGATATAGTTCTAGCCTTTTTGTTTTATATATTTCTAATTCTTTATTTACTCTTTTTAACATAATGCTAATATTATTTAATATTATATTTTTATAATTATAATATTAAATGTTTTCAAATAACTAATTAGATTATATATCGCTTATTTAAATTTGTAATTTAAATTCAATAGTAATTTCATAATTCTTGTTTCTACATACACAAGAATTAGATAATGAAATGTAAGATACATTTTTTGTTTGAATATTATTCATAAACACTTTAATTGCCTTTCGAGAGGGACAACTTTTTCCAAACTTAAAGAATATATTACTGAAAATAGCACTCCAAAAAGCAATAGGATAACTATTATAATTTTCTACATTAAATTCAGCATGACTTGCTGTATATTTTACTGTTTTCATAAATGGCACAATAATAATATTTTGAACTAGTTCATTCCATTCATCTGA